GTATTTTGTGAAGTTCAATCTGGAAGGCTTGCTTCGCGGCGATTACCAGAGCCGCATGAATGGGTACGCCATCGGCCGCCAGAACGGCTGGATGTCCGCAAACGACATCCGTGAGCTTGAAAACCTCGACCGCATCCCGGCAGAGGACGGCGGCGACTTGTACCTCATTAACGGCAATATGCTCCCACTGAAGAATGCGGGTGCTTTTGCAGATACACCTACCGATGACGGAAAGGAGGAAAAAACCGATGAAGAAATTTTGGAATTGGAAGAGCCGAACGGTGACGAACTCGGAGACACAGGAAAGAACCCTGTTCCTGAACGGAACCATCGCCGAGGAAAGCTGGTTTGACGATGATGTCACTCCACAGCTTTTCAAAGATGAGCTCATGTCCGGCAGCGGAAACATCACCGTGTGGATCAACTCGCCCGGTGGTGACTGCGTGGCGGCGGCTCAAATCTACAATATGCTCATGGATTACAAGGGCGATGTGACGGTCAAGATTGATGGGATTGCCGCATCCGCAGCGTCCGTCATCGCTATGGCAGGCACGAAGGTGCTGGTGTCTCCCGTGTCCATGCTCATGATTCACAACCCTATGACGGCGGCGTTCGGCAATTCGGACGAGATGCAGAAAGCTATCGAGATGCTCTCAAGCGTTAAGGATTCCATCATCAATGCCTATGAGATCAAGACGGGGCTTTCCCGTGCAAAACTGTCTCATCTCATGGATGCGGAAACTTGGATGGATGCCAACAAGGCTGTGGAGCTTGGCTTTGCGGACGGAATCATGCAGAGGAGCTCAGAATCCGAAGAGGTGACCACTTCTGCCGTTTCCATGCTGTATTCCAAGGCAAATGTGGTGAACTCTCTCATGGAGAAGATCGCCGCAAAGTGTGCCATTGAACCCAAACCCGCTGTGCCGGAGCGCACGGGACGCTCTGTAGATGAACTCAGAGCCAAGCTGAACACCATCAAAAACTACATTTAATATGGAGGTATTTCAATATGACTATCGTTGAACTGCGCGAAAAGCGCGCCAAGCTGTGGGCTACGATGGAGGGCTTCCTCGACACCCACCGCGACCGAAAAGGCGTTCTGTCTGCCGAGGACGATGCCGTTTACGCCAATATGGAGAAGGAACTGAACGATCTCACCAATGAGGTCAGACGCATGGAGCGCCGCGACGCTATTGCCGCAGAGCTTGCCAAACCCGTATCCTCTCCTATCACCGAGCAGCCCCAGAAAGCGACCGGCGAAGCCAAGACCGGCAGAGCGTCTAACGCCTACCGCGAGGATTTCGGTCTGCATCTGCGCGGCAAACGTATGCTCCACAATGTGCTCTCCGAGGGCGTGGACGCCAACGGCGGCTATCTCGTCCCCACGGAGTTTGAGAAGTTCATCGTGGACACGCTCAAGGAGGAAAATGTGATGCGCCGTCTGTGCAAGGTCATCACTACCGATAACGAGCGTAAGATCCCCGTTGCAGCGACCCATTCCACCGCTGCGTGGACTGCTGAAAATGCTGCCTACACCGAGAGCAATCCCACCTTCGCACAGAAGACCATTGATGCCTACAAGCTGACCGACCTTGTGAAGGTAAGCATTGAGCTTCTGGACGACAGTGCCTTCGATCTGGAAGAGTACATCGCCCGTGAGTTTGCCTACGCCTTCGGTGCTGCCGAGGAACAGGCATTCTGCGTCGGCACCGGTACGGGTCAGCCCACCGGCCTGTTCACCACCAACGGTGGCACGGTCGGCGTTACCGCAGCCAGTGTGACCGCCGTCACCACCGACGAGGTGATTTCCCTAATCTATGCGCTGAAAGCACCTTACCGCAAGAATGCCAAGTTCCTGATGAACGATGCTACTGTTTCCGCACTTCGTAAGCTGAAGGATTCCAACGGTCAGTATCTGTGGCAGCCCTCTCTGCAGGCGGGTCAGCCGGACAGACTGCTCGGTTACGAGATTTACACCAGCCCGTATGCTCCCACGCTGGCGGCAGGTGCGCTCTCCATTGCCTTTGGCGATTTCCAGAGCTATTGGATCGCTGACCGCACCGGCAGAACCGTTCAGCGTCTGAACGAGCTGTATTCCACCAACGGTCAGGTCGGCTTTGTTGCCACCGAGCGTGTGGACGGCAAGATCATCCTGCCGGAGGGTATCCAGCTTCTGAAGATGAAGGCGTCTTGATGAAAGGAGGCGGCGGTGATGGACGAGCTTCTTTCCAAAGTAAAAGCCAACCTTATCCTGGAACATACGGCGGATGATGAGCTGCTGAAAGGCTACATCACCGCCGCTGTTTCTTACGCCGAAAGCTACCAGCACATCCCGGAGGGGTTCTATAAGGAGAATCCCATGCCAGCCACCACAGAGCAAGCCGTTATCATGCTGTCGTCCCATTTCTATGAAAGCCGGGACGGCAGCACGGGCGGTTTCTTTGCGGATAACACCGGAGCGGCACAGCAGGTGTGGAACACCGTCAATCTGCTGCTCCGCTTGGATAGGCGGTGGCAGGTATGAGTTTTGGAAAAATGAACGGCTTTGCCGACATCGTGGAAACCCGCCAGGTCAAGGACAGCGAGGGCTTTACCCATTCCGAGGAAGAAGTCCTCGCTTCCGTCCGTGTGTACCGGGAAGGTCGGCACGGCTCGCAGCGTTGGGCGAACCTCTCCGCATTCAGCGAAGCGACCGACCTGTTCCGCTTTCGATGTATTCCGGGGCTGACGGTTACTACCGACCAGTTTCTCATCTGCGATGATTGTCGCTACGATATTGTGTCCGTGGAGAATGTAAAGGGTCGTGGAATGTACATCGAGGTGCTGGCGAAAAAGGAGGTGCCGACCGTTGGCTAAGTGCGATATGAAAATGCCGGAGGATTTTCTTCTGAAGATATCCAAGCTCGGCAGCAACTTTGACAGTGTGGCGGATACCGTCCTGCAGGCCGGTGGCGAGGTGGTGCTGAAAAAAGTCAAGAGCAATCTCTCCTCCGTTATTGGCAGAGGGACAAAGTTCAAATCCCGCACCACGGGCGAACTGGAAGGCGCACTCGGCCTTTCTCCCTCCAAGCTGAACCGGGACGGAAACCACGACATCAAGGTCGGTTTTGCCGAACCTCGCTCGGACGGCGGCAGCAACGCCAAGCTGGCCAACATCATCGAATACGGCAAGCACGGTCAGCCTGCAAAGCCGTTTCTGAAGCCTGCGAAAACCGCATCCCGACAGGAATGCATCGATGCCATGACCAAGGCACTGGATGAGGAGGTGGAAAAGCTGTGAGCCTGCTATCCGATTTACAAACCATCGCCGAGCATTGCGGTGTTCCAGTGGAAACGGGTGTGTTCTCCGGCAAAGCACCGGACACCTATCTGGTCATCACGCCGCTGTCGGACAACTTCGAGCTTCACGCCGACAACGCTCCCGGCTGCGAAACGCAGGAGGCACGGCTGTCCCTCTTCACAAAGGGCAGCTACACCAAACTGAAAAATGCACTCGTCCGCGCCTTGCTGGGTGCAGATTTTTATATTACCGACCGCCGGTACATCGGCTTTGAAACCGAGACCGGCTATCATCACTACGCCATTGACGTGGCGCAAATCTACGAACTGGAGGAATAAGTTATGGCGACTATCGGTCTTGACAGACTGTATTACGCAAAAATCACCGAGAACGACGCCGGTGAGGAAACCTACGGTACGCCGTCCCAGCTTGCCAAAGCCATCTCCGCTGACCTTTCGGTGGAACTGGCAGAAGCGACGCTCTATGCCGACGACGGTGCTTCGGAGATCGTGAAGGAATTCAAGTCCGGCACGCTCTCCCTCGGCATCGACGATATCGGCTCTGCGGCGGCATCCGACCTCACGGGTGCAACCATCGACAAAAACAAGGTGCTGATTTCCGCATCCGAGGACGGCGGCGACCCTGTGGCGGTGGGATTCCGTGCCAAGAAGTCCAACGGCAAGTACAAGTATTACTGGCTGTACCGCGTGAAATTCGGTATTCCGGCGACGAACCTTGCCACCAAGGGCGACAGCATTACCTTCTCCACGCCGACCATTGAAGGCACCATTCTGCGCCGCAACAAGGCAGACGCAGGCGGCAAGCACCCGTGGAAAGCGGAGGCACTGGAGGGCGATGTGACCGCTGCGACTATCACGAACTGGTATAAGGAAGTCTATGAGCCAACTTATACCGCATTACCCGAAAAGACCACTTAACGGAGGTAACGCACAATGGATAACGAAAGAACCGCAGTTATCAACATCGGTGACGAGGAGTACACGCTGCTCCTCACAACCAAAGCCACCAAGGAGATCGCCGGTCGCTATGGCGGGCTGGAAAACCTCGGCGAGAAGCTGATGAAGTCCGAGAACT